GAGCAAGTTAAATTATTAGAACAAAAATTTATATCGCCATGCCTAATTTCACAAGATAATGCCAAAGTAGAGAATATATCTGCTGAAAAGGCGAAGAAGGGTAAAGTCAGGTTGTTTAATAACGTGGATCCTAATGTGAATGCCATTTTAAAAAAATATTTCGGTGATTGGTTTGCACATATTATGGCCAAACACCAAGAAGGCTATTATGCAGTAGGCCAGGACCCATATATAACCTCCACGGAGATATATCACGCATTTGAAGCTAAGCAAGGGAAGGTCTTAAACACCGATTTTAGCGCGTTCGATAAACTTTTAACACCACAATTGATACGAGCGTTTTGTAAGATAGCTAGTAGGCTAACCAGGCCAAAAATAGACCAAACCAAAGATGAGCTATATAGTGTATTTATGGCTCTAGCCGATACACTTACTCATGCAGTTCATTTGCTTAATGGTAGTATCTATATAGTAAACAATGGTAATGAAAGTGGAACATTTGTGACCACTATGCTGAACTGTGTAGCCGTGCATATAGTTTTTAACTACACGTTTATAAAAATGTGGTGGCGAGTCCCAAAATATATAAACGTGCGCCCTACATTAAAGGATATTATGGAAAAATCGGAAATAAGAATACTGGGTGATGATAAGACACAGAAAGTATCGTGGGAAATACCAATGGAAGAAGAAGACCTTATAATTATAGCAGCAGAGTTAGGGATGAAATGTACACCAGCTAAAGGAGATACACATGTAGACGGTGAGATAAACTTTTGCTCGCGAGTGTTAGTATGGGACCCAAAAGAACAAGTGGTGTTTCCCAGATTAAAGAAGGAAAGCATAAATGGTCTACTTTATTGGTTTGCATCGTTTAGCCTTAACCAAGTCAGGGATAATTTGATGGTGGCACTGTTTGAAGCCAGCTTTTATGACGAACAGTATTATAATGATGTGTTATCAGATGCAATGACCGTGGCAAGAAATTTTAAAGTCGATATTAGGACTATTCCATTCACCAATTATAGAATGGCAAGG